AGCATTGAAGCGACCATCGCCTGCCAGAACTGGAAGGCAGTCATGTCCTCGTTGGGACTGGTGTGAATGACATCGTAAAGGGAGAAGTCCCGGGCATCCTTGCGACCGCCGTCTGCCTCCCGTTGGTAGACACCCATGGGCAGCCCAGCAACCGACGTCGAGATGATCCGGACACACGACCACACTGCTGACAACTGCATTGCATTGTCGACGGTGACCCGCTTGCCTGAGCTGGAATCACTTCCAAAAAATTGGCTCCAGAAGCCTCCATCGCTCAGGCTGATTGGCTTGCCCAGCCAGTTTCCGATTGAGGCGCTGGGACGTCGAGCCGCACGACCGAGCACGGCTGATAAGGATTTAGTCACTGATCAGCCCCTTGCGCACAAATCCAGCGATGAGAAGTAAGGCGACGCCTCCGGCGATCAGTGACCAGCCCAGGCCTTGGAGAACGTAAACGCCCGCAACAGCCAAACCGAACCCGCACAGTGCGAGCAGAATAAATACCAGCAATGGGTTCATACGATTATGGGGTTCCTGATGGCGGCCATGAAGTCGTCATTGCCCCGGCCTTCAGGGTTCAAGGAAATCAGGGACACTGCGTTAAATAGGGCCATTAATGGATCGATCTTTGCCGACCCGCTGGCCTGCTTGGTGATCAGGATGGAGTTCGCACGAGGCTCAACTTTTGCGTTACCGACGCACCAAGCCATCATCGGCTGCCCGCCGTGCTTCATGCCGCCTTCCGCCAGCTTGCGCTCAGCAGTCTTGATTGCCCCGCCCAGCCGCCAGCCCTGGCTAACAGCCGCGATCTTATCTGGCGGAATTTCCCGCTCAATCATGGCGTCGTAGATCGCACCGATGCCCACTGGGTCGCAGCCAACCTTGTCGAGTAGACCGGACGCTTCAATTTGCTCAACCAAGTCAGCGACATCATTTACGTCATCACCGATACGCGCAGAGAGTGTCAGATTGCCTTGCTTCTGAAAGTCGTAAAAACGCGGCGCTTCTGCTTTTCGGCGTTCAAGCACCGATGGATGAGCCCATGCGTGAGTCCATATCAACCAATCTCTTGTTCGCTTGTCTCGCCCAATCGCGGCGAAACCCAGCAAGTCGTCCAGACCACCGCCATCAATGCCGACCGCGATCACTTCTGACATGGATATGAGCATTTCCAACGTCAGTACAGGTAAGGCTGCCGCTTCCCAAAAATCGGCACCAGCCCAACGACTGGACATCAGCGCTAGGCCAATCTCGACATTCATGTGCTTGGCGAGAAAGTCCCGTATCGATTCCTCGCCAGTCTCTTGGGCTTCTTGGTACTTCTGCTCAATTACCTGCTGATCTACTGAAACGCCCCAGTTCGGATTTGTGACATAGGCGTTCGACAGATCTTTGTGAAGGTCCTTTTCGATCATCCACTTTGGGAATTCATAAATGATAGGCAGGAAACGCTTATCAACGATCCGTCCGTCCCGAACGCTGCGGGCGTAGTCCAGCTTGGCCTTGAAGACGCCTGCGGGCGGCGCAGCAGATTGGGTCGTACAGTAGAAAACGAACCCTTCAGGTCGGGAGGCCAGCCCGCCAGTGGCTTCTGTCAGCATATTTGCTGACTTGGCCTGTTTACCGAACTCATGCAACTCGTCGATGAATACGCCAATCGCCTTCTTGCCGGTAACGGTAGCGCTATCAGCGGCGACAACCTTCAGCGTTGCCTGATTCAGCCTGTCAGTGATGGTGCGAATATGCTCCTGTTCGTGAAAGCGCGCTTCCAGCTCCTCGTCCGCCTTGATCATGTCCCGGATCGGCTTGTAAGCGTTGTCCGCCGCTTCCTTGGTGGGAGCAAGGATGATGAACTCACCAGAGGCGCGGGCATTCAGGATGAGCGCGGTCAGCATGATGCCGGCCGCAATAGTGCTTTTGCCGTTCTTCTTGCTGACCATCAGAAAGTAGTTGGTGATCAGTCGCCGCCTGGCTTCCTGATCATAGGACCCGAACAGCACCGCAACGAGCTCAAGCACCCAAGGCTGACAGGTATCTCCCATTAAAGGACTGTCAGTAGCGTCAACCATCCGGAGGTTGCAGAAGACATCCAGTGCATCATCGGCTTGGTCTTGAAATATTGGCTTCAGCGGCATGATCGATTTCCGATCGACGATGCGCGTTTGCCAGTCGGTACAAGCTGTGGTCCATTCCATCATTTCACTGACCTAAGCTGACCCGGCTTACGCAAGCCAAACCTGCCAGACGCTACCTGCTCGGCGGCTTCTTGAACCTGCTCTTTCTTACCCTTCTCGCCTGGCTTGCTGACCGTAAAACTTGCCAACGCCTTCGCCGCATCCAACCGAAGTTTTGGGTCCATCTCCTCGTCGGCCATCATCGACTTGAAAAAAGATAGTGGGTCATCATCTACAACGATGCTTGGAGAAGTCTTAGGTTCGGTACGTGGCGCCACTGCCGGCGAGACCCGAACAGGCCGTTCAGGCTTGGCGGTTTTAACACTGGCTTTAACATCTGGTTTAACAGCGGCGTTAACAGGGAAAAGCGCGTCAAGCTTGTGAAGCTCACGGACGACATCTGAATCCTTCGCAAGTCTGGAGCCCGCAGCCGATGCGGTCTTCTCCGAACATCCGGCCGCGATTGCAGCATCTTTGTTGGACGCACCTTCCCTCACTGCGACGATGAAAGCCCGCTTTTTGGAGGTGAGTGCCATTTTAACAAAAACCTGTGAGGGGGAAAAAATCTGCGCGTGAGATCGGGGGCGGTGTCCGTAGCAAAAAGTGCCAAAGTTTCGACCCGCCCCACCCCGTAATGAGAATCGGTATCATTTTAGACGAAACCGCACGATTTCCTCGTGGATCAGCCATTTCAGGCCAAACCAGTCGATAAACATTCTCATTCGCTCGAAAATAAGGCCTTTAGATGCAAATTTTTTAAGAAAAATAAGATTTAGTAGCGCTATAAAAGTCAGCCGCGACCGGAGCCGATCGCTGACTCGGCGGCGGTCTTCAACTTGTGGCAAGGCACGCAGAGTGCCTGCAAGTTGCTGTCATCATCAGCTCCGCCCAGGGCAAGGTTGATGATGTGATCAACCTCAAGGTCAAGCGTGACAACGCCGCACTTTTGGCAGGTGTACTCGTCGCGGATAAGGATAAGTGCGCGTTTGCGCCGCCACGGCCGACCGCCTCGCCCCGAGCCCCAGCCGCCATCAGCTTCAGGGGAGACTGGGACAGCGTATTGCCTCTCCTCAGCCTGCTTCATTCGAGGCTTAAGCGTAGTGAGCCGAGACATCACCAACCTCCTGCCATCTTGGCGCCGATCGCGACACCCACAAGAAGGGCTCCAGCGATGATCAGGAGCGGGACGCCGTCGGCGTGAGGCATGGACCCGCCACGCATTGCCGGCGGTTTCGGTGCCGGCACGTAACCAACCGGGCGGCCAGGCCATTCAGTGGTAGGCGGCGGGTTGCGGTGCGGAGGCTTCTGGTTATCCATAGCATTACTCGGTCATTGCTCGACGTCTACTTACCAGCGAGCCGAACCATCTCGCCATCGACAGCGAACTCCACTCTCAGGACGGCCAGTGAGCCGGGCTCTTGGGTCAACTCACAGCGCATCTGACCACCAAGCACCTCGCCGCTGAACGCATCGTGCAGGCAGACGTGAATGCCATCCTGCTTGATGGTCAGCGGCCGGGATGAAAGCAAGTATTGCAGCCGGGATTGATCAGAGCGCTTCATCGACACTCACCCGCTTCAGCTGAGCTTCCAGCAACTTATTGAGATGATCGGCCATACGGCGGTAGGTTGGAGTCGGGTGGAAGTCGCCAGCCAGCGTCATGCCCATTTGAGCCATATGCTCAAGCTCGTCACGCATCACCCGAGCAGTTGACTCGACGGCCTGCTCCAACGGATCAAGCGCGAAGCTGGCCGCCTCACCTTGGATTGACGTGACGGCGACAATGCCTGTCTCATCGCGCAGATTCTTGTCGATCGCGCCCAGCAGTGCGCTTGCCTTGCCGACGGCGTGAGTCAGCTGCATAGACGCGCCGCATTGCTCGATCGCCTGGCACACTTCGAAAGCCTGCTTGAGCAGGGGATGACGGGAGATGTCGGTCATAGGGATTCACGCAATCGTGCAGTTGGGCCACACAGAACGAGCAACGGCCAACGCGCTAGCGTGGTCGTGTTCGGCCTGCATAATCATAGGGAAAGGTTTGTAGCCTGGCACGAACACATACCAGGACTTCTTCACTTGCTTTGGCTGCGGACAATCTGCGCATCGACCTGGTCAGCGCATGTATCCAGCAGCTTGATGGCCTGGTCTTTCAGCTCCCACACGTCGCCGTTGTCACGCAGATCCGTATCGTCTGCATTGACCCGCTCGCATGGGATCAGCTCAGGGGCTTCCAGCCTTATTGCCGTTGTCTTTGTTACCACTGACGGCTTTGCTGCGCAGGCCGTCAGGCAAAGGCTGAGCAGCCCAATCACGAACAGGTTTGCTATTGCGCTTGAGGTCATCGAATTCTTTCCTCGCCTTCTTGGCTTTGTCTTCGCTGGCCTTGATACGTTTGTTCAGGTCGGCGGTGTACGCGACGTTGCGAGCGGCTTCAGCTTTCAACGTCGTGATGGTGGCCTGACTGTCGAGGTTCGCCGCTAACGCGTCGGTCTTTGCTTTGATTTCCACCGCCATCTCGCCGCGCAACGCGATGACGCGGTATTGCTGAATCCCTACAAGCAGGAATGCAACGAGCGCGATGATGAGTGCCGCCGCAATTGCCTTCATGCTGAGTCCGCCTTGCGTCCGAGGAACCTGATAATTAGCTCGCGGATAGCAGTAACGCCGATGAACCCGATGGTGCCGCCGGCGGCAACGGAAAGGCTCGACGGCCAGGCCATCCACTCAATGACGCTGCTGGCAGAGAGACTTAAAGCCCCGCAGATAAGCGCCTCCAATATCACGCGCCATTTGTTGGCTTCTTTGCCTTCGTAGAGCACGCGCAATAGGGAAATGGTTGCGGCCATAACCGCTCCTTGCCACAGCGGGTCACTGAGTTTCAGTCGAAGCCATTCCCAGGCCTGGGCCCAGAGGTCGGGATCTTTATCTAGCATGACGGCATCCGACTGCCTCCCTTGTAGGGAGTGGAAAGAATCGGCCACAGCAGCACTCCCAGCTCGGAGCGATGGGTGTGGCTGAGCCGAAAACGAAGAAGCCTCGGCAAATGCCGAGGCTCAAATAGGTGCAGAGCGCCGTTGCTTATTCCGGCTTAATGGGCCGGATCGCTGGGTAACGTACCCTAGCTTCTCATCGCGCAATCGATCAGGAAGCGCACGGCTTTAATCAATGTCACTAATGACTGAGCGCAGGAGCGCGCGCATCATCTGCGTAAAGTGCATCTATTAATAAGATACTGGTCGCAATGTATCTAAGCGAATTGAAAGCCCGGCAATGAGCTGCCGGGCCAAAGCTCTACATGGTTTTAAAACTCGAAGC